CAAGTGGATCGGCCAGCGAATAATGTAGCATGATGGGGACGACGGCTGCCTTTAGGCTGGCTGCCCCTTCAACAGCAAGATCGACAGGCTCCGGGGCTGCCGCCTCGACCCAATCGCAGAGCCCACCAAGCGTCCGATCAGCGGCCAAAGCTGATGCGATCTGGCCCAAGAGGGCTGCAAAGCGCGCATCGCGGTCAGCAACTGCTTGAAGAATGACCTCAAGTTCGGCCCGGTGCTGGAAGTGATAGCGCAGTGGGGACAGCGTTACGTCCGGATCGCCGGGTTGGCCATCGCGCAGGATTAGAAGGCCATTTGCCGGAACACGCTCGGGCAGGACCTCACCGCGGAGCGCACTGGCAGGCAGCGTCGATAGCCGCGCGAGCAGCGCGTTGAGAATAGTTTCTCTTTGTGTTGTCATCTCGGTTGATGGCTTAGCCTGGCGCTGGTGCTATTGGGTTAGAAAAAAGGAGCGGGACCTTGGCGATACGAATAATGCCGTTCATCACCCTCATTCTCAGGCCGCACGTTGAGCAAGAGATTTCAGCGAAGGGTTGGCGCTACCTTTTCCATCACTGTGATCCTAACCGAAATTTCGATGGCGAAATCATGGTCTTCGGCGCGATGAGCGGACGTGACATTGAGTTGTACATCAATGAACTGACATCGTTTGGCTATGTTGGACCGGACCACGGCGAAAACTCGGACATGGTCTTATGGGAAATGCCGTTTGGCCCTGTAGCACAAATGCCAAGCTGGCTTTCAGTCGTCGACGTAACATTCTTCGACGGCGCGAGAAAACCTTGCAGGGCTTGGAAGCTCTCCGACTCAGGAGTTTACCAGCTAATCGATTTTCATACAAAAATCGGAGCGCCCACTAAGGGCTATGAATGTGACTGGGCACCGCTAATCGGCAAGATCAGTTAGCGGCCAGAAACCACCTCACACGCCCACCCAATTCGCCACAATCGCTCTCGGCACACGTCCCAACTCCGCCTCGGCGGCGGCGGCCAAATTGAGCCGCTTTTGCAGTCGCACCTGCGGCACGAGCAAAAAGATTGGTGCGGTCAGGAGGCCCCGACCGGTCTTGGAGCGCGACGCCACAGCCCGGCCTTTGGTGTTGAGCCGCCCCTCAGCCACCAAGAGGCTCGGCCCCCGGCGTCGATAGATTAGCCGCAACCTCAAGCCGGTGCGGCGCTCCCATTCGCCGGGGCTGATCCGGCCGCCGCGGGCGGATTTACCAGCCGCGGGCGTTGGGATCGCGAGCCATAGACCGCTTTTCGATTGGATGAGAGGGCCAGTGTCATGAGCCCCGATGATCACTGGGGCCTTCGACCAGACCAGAGCCGCCGCGTTCAGACTGGGTTTGCCCTTTGGATATTGCTCAGACCGAATGCTGCGCGCCAACCTGGTGCCAAGCCCCGCGCCCGTAATCTGGCCACGCCAAGCTGACTTCAGGCGCGCACCGGCTTCGCGGATCGCCGTCGACACCGCACGCTCGCCGGTGGCAATCTCTTCCCGCATGAGCGCCACAATGTCAGAATCGATGTTGAGGCTCAGGTGCATCGCGACTCACGCAGGGCAAAGGGTCATCGTCCAGGTGAGCCGCTCCCGATCTCGGCGCGGCTCACCCTCAATCAAAAATGTCTCATCCCCGATCAGGACCTGCTCCTGCGGTCGGGGATTGGGGATGTCTGCCACCCGGACGTCGATCCGGGTGGTGTCTGAGAGAAGCCGCGCCGCGCCAAACTCCGTGATTTCGTCGGGGCGACGCAGGATGCCCCGTGCCCGTGTGAAGGCCCCTGCCCCGTCGCGGTACCAAATCTCGACGGCGATGTTCTTATCTACAAAAAGCACCTCCAGCGCATCCGCGAAGGCCGTCATCAGGTCCGCCGGCCCGCGCGCAGGACCTGCGGACGCGTGCAGATTGGCAGGGGGTTGCTCTCGATCTCAAGACGGACCCATTCGTCACGGTCGCGATCGGGGATCATGCGCGCATAAAGCGGCAACCCAATCGTATTGACCGTCTCGAAGGTATCCGCCGGGGCAAAGTAGATCTCAAAAAGCCCCTCAATGCCCTGAGGATAAAAGTAGGCCTTGTCCGTCGGCACACCGATCGTGGCACTGCCCCCATACCGGCGGAAGGTGATGCCACCAAAGGTGAACTCATCCACCGCCCTGCCCCGCAACTCATTGGCAGCGGCCGTGTTGAGATAGGTCTCCCGGATCTCCTTATGGGCGACCAGGTCGGCAAAGAAGGCCGAGCCACATTCCGCGCGCAACTGCACGGGTCCCACCGCAAGCCCACCGAGGCTCTCCTCAACGCTTTCGATCAAAGCCTGGCAGCGCTTCCTGAGCGCGCCGGATGCCGGCGACTGGTTATCAAGATCAAAATCGATCTCTGCAGCCGGCGTGATGCCGAACTCCGTGGCGAAGTTGATCACCACCGAGCCATCGCGAGGATCCTTCACCAAACCCTGAAGCCCATTTAGCAAATGATACTCAAAGGTCGCCTCAGCATCCGATCTCAGGCGCCGCATTCGGCGCGCAACTTCAGCCTGCGCCTGCTGCGTCATGCTTTCCGAGCCGAACTCGCGGATGCCCTGGATCTCGGAGGCCCACAGCACATCTTGCTTTTTGAACTGCCGGCACACAAAGGCACGGACCTGACGGCTTTCTGGGGATTGCTGGTCATAGGATGATCCGCGCTCGGAGAACGGGATCAGTGACAAGGTTCCATCCCGGCTTTCGATCACAACCGTGCGCGTGCGCACCCCGCGCTCGCCGAAGAGACCTGAGCCAGACAAGGTCGCGGGCTTGAAGGGAATATTCTCCAAGGCACGTGTGAGCTCAATGACGGAGAAGGCATCGCCTTCAAAGATATCCATGGTGGCCATATGCCAACCTCCTTGATGTGAGTGTCTTTAGGCCTGACCCAGCGCTCAGCGCAGGACGATGCCGAGCGCCGCCAGTGCCGTGGTGGCTGCCGTGATCTGGGCCTCCGTGGCCCCCTCGGGCCACACAAGGTCATGTCGGTTGACGAGTGCGGGTCCGCGCAGGATCACAACGCCAGGAGCGTCAGCCGCACTTGCGTCGACCGCGGCCCAGAGAATGGCGGCGGGGGTTTGGCTGCCGTTGGTCGCGGCCGGTGCAAGGCGGGTGTATTTGCCGCCCGTGGTGATTTTGCCAAGCACGGAGCCCGGCTCGAGCTTTCCAGCGCCAGAGGCAATGGTAACGGTTTCTCGGGTGAAGTCGCGGAGCACTTCCCAGACGAGAAAGCCGCCTGCGTGTTGGCCTTCAGTGAGCGTGGTCATGGAGGCTTATCCTTTCGTCTTAAAGGTGCGGGCGATGACCTCGCCCCAGGGATGGAGGGAGGCTGCGCGTCCAGGCTGGGCGTGGGCGCTCAGGGTGATCTCGGGGGTGGCGTCCGCCTTGGCCGAGAGAAGGCGACTGCGAACCCCATCAAGGCTCGCGTCCTCCTCAAGAAAGCGGCCCGCCATCTGCGGCTGGCCTGCAAGGCGACAGAGATCGATGACTGCCCGCGCATGGGCCATCGCCTCGGCACGGATTGCAGGCGCGCTTGATGCCCCATGGTCGGTGGGGCTGGGATCCTCGGAGGTCAGCTTAGGACACGCGGGGCTCTCAACGATCGCCGTCTCGACCTCGCTGTTGGGCGACCCGTGGTCCTGCATTGCGTCACCAGTGTCACTGGACAGGACCTCAGGGCGGTCAACAGGTGCATCGATGTCGCCTAAGGGGACCGCAGCCGGGCTGGGGTCTTCATCCTGGGCGCCAAAACTGGCAGGCGGCGGATGAGCGTCTGCGGCAGCCTCGAGCACCTCTGGCGGCGCATTGCGGAAGCGTGCCACATCAAAGGAGGCGGCGAGCTTCACGGGCTCTGCGATCCGGTCAATCAGGCCAAGATCCAAAGCCTCCGTTGCATCAAGCCAAGTCTCGGCCGCCATGAGGGCGGCGATCTCTTCATCGGGCTTGCCGGACTTGGTCGCATAGCCCTGGATCAAGCTGACCTTGACCTTATCGAGCGCCTCTGCGGTGGACCGCATATCCTCGGCCGTGCCCATCACAAGTCCTGAAGGGTCATGGATCATCAGGAAGGCGTTTTCTGGCATGACGATCGTGTCGCCCGCCATGGCGATGTAGCTCGCGGCCGAGGCGGCAATGCCGTCAATCCAAACAGTGACCTCGCCTGGATGGCGTCTCAGCGCATTGTAGATCGCCACCGCATCAAAGACCGAGCCACCGGGGCTGTTGAGGCGCAAATCAATGGCCGCATCGTCGGGCAGCGCGCCCAACTCCGCCAGAAAGCCCTTCGCCGTGACTCCATAGGCGCCGATTTCGTCATAGATCAGCACTTCCGTGCCCGAGGAACGAGCACGGATCGTGTACCAGGATTTCATGAGGTTATTCCTTTGGGATCTCAGCCGGGGGAGATGTCGGACGGTCCGACATATGCATTGGGGTCAGGCTCAGCCTGTGGAGTGGCGCGAGCGCCTTGGGTTTCGCCGGGGCTCGTTTTGTAACTGAGCCCCATCTCTCTGACCCGTGCGGCGTCGGCGGCGTTTTCGCGGTCGACCTCTTCGATGTCATAGCCTGTGGCCTCGACCACCTTGCGCCGCGAGGTAATGCCCGCTCCCATCGCAAGAACCTGCGCTTGGATGTCTTTGAGAGGATCAACCCAGTCCCACCTTGGCGGGATCCATTGCACGGCGCGCGCGTCAGCGGGGTCTGCATTGAGCGCGCCCGACAGCACAGCCGTCTCCAGCCAGCGCCGCCAAACGGGACGGCACAGTTGATGCGCCATGACACCGTGCTGCAATTGACCAATTCGCCGCCGGAACTCGACGAGTTCGGCACGCAAGGACGAGTAGTTCGCCTGCCGAACATCGCCCGTGACGAGATGATAGGGCAGACCCAGCGAGGCCGAGACCGCTAAGAGAGTCCGGTACTGGAACGCCTCATAGCCACCACCAACATCAGCGGGGCTTGAGAACTTCACATCCTCTCCGGGCAGCAGCACCTGCATGGTTCCGGGCTCGAGGCTCGCAATGGCTGCCCCATCAAGATCAGCCGCCCCCTCCCCCATCATCGGGTCCTCGGGTGCGGTCTTCGTGATGAAGCCCGCGAACATCGCCGCGGTCTTTTTCCGGTCGAGCTCTGCATCATCGTACTGGTCTAAGAGAAAGAGCCGCACCATGGCTGGGGCAACATGCGGCAACCCTCGGATCTGGCCCGCATCGATGGGGCGGTAGATGTGCAGAACCTCCTCAGCTGGCACGCGGACGGTCTCGGGCACGGCAACACGCTGGTCAGTGCTGTCGCCTGGATGGCGGCGGCGGAAGTGATAAGCCACGCGCCGTCCAATCAGATCAAACTCAACCCCACAGCGGATGGGGTTGCCGTTCGGGTCCGTCTCCGTTTTCTCAAAGGGCAGCATCTCAGATTGCAGAAGCTGCAACTGCAGAGGCACAAGGAGCCCGTCCTCCGCCCGTCTGGGCCGCAGGCGCACGAAGCACTCGCCCGCCACAAACATCTCGCGTGCGACCATGGCTTGCAGGCCGTAGAAATCGGTCAGCCCATCTGCGTCCGCCTCGTCCGTCCAGGCGAGCCAGAGCTTATGGACCTGGTCCCGCAGTGCCGCATCCGTGATAAGCGACGACGGCTTGATACCGTCCCCAACAAGGTTGGCCGCAAAGGCCTCGCAGGCGTTCGCCGCATAACCGTTGGTCACCACCAATTCGCGTGACCGGGCCAGCAGTCTGGGTCCGCCAGAAGCGACCAGGGCGTTGATGTTCTCGAGCGGTGGGTTCCAGCCCCGCAAGCGCCGCTTGGCCATCGCCCCTTCGAGGCGCGCGCGCATGGCGTGAGGGCCGCCCGGCTGGGAGCGGCGAAAGAGGTCAAACATCCCCATTTGTGTCAGAGCCCCTTGGCAGTCGTCACGCGGACCTGCCGCACGATCCGCCGCCCTTCGGCCATCGCGATCTCACGGTCCAAAGCCTCAATGGCCCGGTCGATCTCTGCCAAAGACCGATAGTCAACCGTCTTGCCGTCATAGCTGACGCGGGCGACGCCCGAGGCGCGCTGCGAAGACAGAGTCTCCCGGCGGAGTTTTAGTGTCGTCAGATCCGCCATACCCAAACTCATCCCATATAGCTCGACCGCGAAACGCGGCGGACCGGTGTCGACCTCATTGGTCTCTCGGTGGCCGCCTTAGGTGTTTGCGCATCGCTGCTATCTGCAAATTGCGCTGCCAGCTCTTCCCACCTCGCGTCTGACCAGCGGTCTGCGCCGAGGATCCAGGCAGCGGCACGCGCATAAACACGGCAATCGAGTGCTTCGTTGCGTTCCCGCAGCTTTTGCCATTCGAGCTTGGCAAAGCCGCGCTTGTTCTTGACCGTGACCAGCTGCTCGGCCGTGAGCTGCTTCAGC